TATAAGCCTACTGGACAGAAAATCATATTCAGAGGACTGGACAAGGCAAAAAAGACTAAATCTATTAAAGCAAGCAAGGGATATTTCAAGTATCTCTGGTTCGAGGAACTTGACGAATTTTCGGGCATTGAAGAAATTCGTACAGTGCAACAGTCAGTCCTTCGAGGTGGCAGTAAGTTTGTTGTATTTAAGACATTCAATCCGCCAATTAGCCGGAGCAACTGGGCGAATGTGTATGTAGAAGAGCCACGAGGCGACAGCTACAGGCATAAGAGCGATTACAGATCAGTTCCTGTTGAATGGCTTGGTCAACAATTCCTTGATGATGCGGAGCATTTGAGAAAGACAAATCAGAGAGCTTACGACCATGAATATCTTGGCCTTCCTGTTGGACTTGGCACAAACATTTTTGAACTGTTGGAAATCAGGACAATTTCAGATCAAGAAATTCAGAAGTATCAAAGCGTCTATCAGGGACAAGACTGGGGATGGTATCCGGATCCCAAAGCGTTTATTCGTGTGGCTTATGTACCTAATCAGGACAAAGTTGTCCTGCTGGATGAGCTTGGTGGATGTAAAATTCGAAATACAGCAATGGCTGGCCAGATAAAACAAAAGGGATATGATGATTATTCAATATCTTGCGGAGTTGATGAAGAAGAAAGTATTATTGACTTCCGAGATGCAGGACTTCCAGCACGTAGAGCCATTGTTACGCCGGGAAGCCGCAAATATACTTTTGAGTGGTTACAGTGCCGAACATTAGTCATTGATCCGGCACGAACGCCTAGAGCATACAAGGAAATTATCAATTATGAGCATGAAGTAGATAGCAATGGAGAAGTGATTGCAGATTATCCAGATGGCAACGATCATTATATAGACGCCCTTAGATACGCCACAAGTCCATTGTCGATGAGAAGAGGACATAGTGCATAATGGGACTTATAACAACACTAAAAAGGTGGTTTAACATGATATTCAAAAAACAAGCCGAAGAGGATTTTAACATCCAAGCAGCAGAATTTCCAGAAATGGAATCACTGATTAACCGGTGCGCGAACATCTACAGAGGCGTACCGGACTGGTTAGATGATAAAAATAACATCAAGACGATTAATTTCGCGAAATCTGTCTGCTCAGAGACAGCTCGGCTCGCAACGCTGGCGATCGGCATTCAGATAGACGGTTCTGCAAGGGCTACGTGGCTACAGGAACAGATCGACAAGGTATATTTTCAAATCCGTCACTGGGTAGAATATGGCTGTGCTTATGGAACAGTATTTATTAAGCCAAATGGTGAAAGCATTGACGTATTTACTCCGGCAGATGTGATGATCGTGGACTATGATAATCAGGAAATTAAGGGAATCATATTCAAGGATTCTTATACTGTTGGACGGAAATACTATACACGGCTTGAATATCATAGATTTGTTGAGACTACCGTGGATGGCGTGACGACCTATCCGTACTACGTTTCTAATAGAGCCTATGTGTCAAAATCCCCTCAGTCAATCGGCGATAAGATTGACCTTAAACAGACCAAATGGGCTGACCTCATGGCAGATACACCACCAATTCTCAAGGCAAACGGTGAGAAACTGGACGGACCGCTATATGGAGTATTGCGGACACCGCAAGCGAATAACGTGGATATTAATGCACCATTGGGCTTGCCAATATTTGCCGAAGCTATCGAAGAACTAAAAGACCTCGACATTGCATACAGCCGAAATGCCGGAGAGATTTTCGATTCTCAGAAGATTGTTCTGGCAGATGATAGACTGCTGATGCCAAGTGGCACACCTGTAGCAGCCATGTCACCACAGGGCATGGAGAACAGACGCAATGAGATGAACTTACCGCACTTTGTCAAGAATGTATTCGGACAGGATGAAAAAGAGTTCTATCAAGAAATCAATCCGCAGCTCAACACAGATACCCGTATAAGCGGTATAAATGCCCTTTTAAGCCAGTTAGGGTACAAGATTGGATTCTCCAACGGATACTTTGTTTTTAACGAATCTAGCGGTATTCAGACTGCTACAGGAGTAGAAGCGGAACAGCAGAGGACAGTCCAGTTTGTTAAAGACGTTCGAGACAAGTTGGAATCCTGTCTGGATGAAGTTATCTACGCTTTGAACGTTTACGCTGACCTGTACGGGCTTGCACCTGTCGGAGCATACGAGGTCAATTATGATTTCGGAGACATTCTCTATGTCAGAGAAAACGACCGTGCAAGATGGTGGCAGTATGTGACTACTGGCAAGGTTCCGGCATGGTTGTATTTCGTAAAATTCGAGGGAATGACTGAGGAAGAAGCGAAAGCAATGGTCAAAGAAGCTCAGCCAGACGAACCAGCATTATTCGGAGAGGAGTAAAAAGATGGCAGATAAACCAGTAACAAGGGAAGAAAAATATCTTGCGTACTTGACAGGCGATTATAAGGGCGAACTCCCAAAGCCAATTACGAGAAAAGAGAAGTATTTATACGAATTATGTTTAAAAGGAATAGGCGGCGAAATCTCACCGGAAGAAATCAAGAATGCAGTAAATGAGTACCTTGAAAAGAATCCGGTCAAGCCCGGAGCCACGGCAGAACAGGTACAGCAGATCGAGCAGAATAAGACGGACATTGGTTTACTGAAGGAAGATATAGGTGAGATTTCTAAAAAGCAAGGGTATCTAAGCAGTTATGTCACGGACAGTACTATAAAAATTGATAATGAAATTTATGATGTCACGACTATTATAGATGAACTGTTAAAAAAAGGATGTAAAAAAATAGTAGTAGATGTTGATTGCTATGTTCAGAAATCAATTATTCCGAATAATGGAATAGAAATAGTCGGAAATGGTAAAAGCGTTATTTATTTTGAATCTGGAGATGGATTTAATTTTACAGAGGGTAGCAGCAACACATCCATACATGATTTAATAATAAAGGGATATAACATACAAGATGATGCAAAGGTTAAAGACAACTGGCTCATCAACATATCAAGTGATTTACATAATATCAAATTGTACAACTTGGATATAGAGAGCGGTTATAACGGTATAAAGATAAATGGATGGATAAATAATTATCAAAATATAATTGTTAGTTATTTTAAAGGAATTGGCGTTTATATTGGAAGAAGTGACAACACTTTTAACACTTTTTATATAAACGGTTGCCGAAAAGAGGGTTTATATATTTCATCCAGTAATAACAGAATTGATAATATAAAGATATTATCATGCGGGAAAAATTCTGATTCTTCTTGTTTTTTTAAAGGTAATAGGAATACCATATCGAATGTAGAGATTCAAGATATATATAACAAATGTGCGATATTCGAGGATTTTAATAATAATATATTAAACATTAACTTAGATGGGATAAGAACACACATTACGGACGACGCATCAATCGTACTTGCTGAATTTGTAAATTGTAGTAGAAATGTTATCAATTTAATTTCATCAAAGTATGGTTCTAGCGTTAATGACTCGTCTAAGGACGATATCATAAGTTTAAATAGCAATTGTAATACCAATTCATTGATATTATCATCATTGAAAGTCGCATTGCAGGATGGTGGAGTGAAAAATAACATAACGGTGTTAAAAAACGATATTGTTAGTTACAATATTGATAAAATTTTGACTCTGGAAGAAAAATACAGTGTAAAAAAACCGACAGTAATCAATTATGTTGAGTGTTCTGATATATCCAATGAATATAACGATGCTATGTACGCTTTTAAAAACAGTGGAAATGTTACATATAGCGGACCTAGGTTCACATTGAAAGAAAAACAGAAACTTTTTTGCGTGGTGGTTTTATCTTCAAACACCGCCTATACTGAGCAAACACGAGCAACTCTTATGTTAACTGATCAACAAGGCAATACGAATGGAACTAAAAGTATCGGAAATCTTGAAAATAACCAAGTTCTTACTTTAATAGGGGCTGATGATGCATCACTTTTTGCATGGGCTGTACTAAATAGCGTGATGAATTCAAGCACGATAACGAAAATTAAGTATATAGGTTTTTTTGATTTTAAGAATTATTCTGCCATAATGTCTGATATTATTAATTAACTAAAGAGGGCTTTAGTTAACCAACAAAAATCAAAACATGTACCACGACTTTTATCGAAAGAGGTGATATACTATACTTAGTCCGGAATATTTGCGAAGAATTACAGAGGGTAGTGAACAAATTGCCGAAGAACTACATCAGTATATCATCTCTGAGATCGTGTCGAGAATGATGGCAAGAATCGGCAGGGGCGAGGACTATATTCTGACCAATTCCGATGCGTGGAGAATCAGAACGCTACAGGAATCCGGTGAACTGCTAGAGGACATTCTGGCAGAACTATCCAAATACACTAAACGCGAACAGCAGGAACTTCTTGAAGCGTTTGAAGATGCCGGAATCACTGCAATGAACTATGATGACAAGGTATATAAGGCGGCAGGATTAAGCCCTGTACCACTCGAACAGTCTCCAGCTATGATAAGGCTTATGGAGCGAAATATGCTTGCGACCATGGGAGAGTGGAAGAATTTCACACGAACAACCGCAAGTGCCGCTCAGAGGCTCTATATTGAGCAATGCGACCTTGCATATAATCATGTGATGACTGGGGCCGTTGGGTATACGCAAGCCATTAAAGAGGCAGTTAACAACGTTGTGAGCGATGGTGTTACCGTCACATATCCATCTGGTAGAAAAGACACAATTGAAACAGCAGTTGCACGTTCTGTTAGAACTGGCGTGGCACAAGCTACGGGGGATATATCTCTAAAGCGTATGGAAGAAATGGACTGGGATTTGATTCTGGTCAGTGCTCACATGGGAGCCAGAACAGGTGACGGCGGCGAGAATCCGGGAAATCACTCATGGTGGCAAGGCAAGATATACTCTCGTTCTGGCAAGAGCAAGAAGTTCCCGCCGTTCTCGTTGACCGGATACGGAACAGCAAGTGGACTGTCAGGAGTTAACTGTCGACATAGTTTTGGAGCCAGTGACGGTGAATTCAATCCCTATACGGAATTATCAGCACAGGATAAAGCTGATAAAGGCAAACAGTACGAAAAGGAACAGCGGCAACGTACTTATGAACGGAGAATCCGCAAAACGAAGAGAGAAGTTCTCGGAATGCAAGCGGCGGTTGATAACTGTAAGGATGAACAGACAAGATTCGCACTTCAGCAAGACCTTGACCGGAAGTCTTATCTTTTGCAGAAACAAAATGCTGCATACAAAGATTACTGCAAGCAGAACGACCTAAGGGAACTGCAAGACCGGCTTATGATAGCAAAGTGGAATCGTCAGAATGCCGCTAAAGCCAGAGGAGCGGCAAAAAGATATAAAACAGCAAAGGGGATTGACTGATGGATAGATGGGAATATTACAATCCGAATCCTGCCGGTAATCGAGTCGGAGATTGTGCTGTCCGGGCAATATGCAAAGCAACCGGGTTCGACTGGGAAACGGTATTCACCGGATTAATGATACAGGCGTGTGCTCTGTCGGATATGCCATCAGCTAATTACGTCTGGGGTGCGTACCTCTATAAGCATGGGTACAGACGTAAACTGATTGAACAGTCAGAACGATATATCTATACGGTCAACGACTTCTGTACAGACCATCCGACAGGCACATACATTCTCTGCATAGATGGTCATGTGGTAACAGCACAGAACGGCAAATATTTCGATACATGGGATTCCGGAAATGAGATCCCGGTATATTACTGGGAAAAGGAGAATAAATGAGCATATCAGAATTTGTACAGATTTTCCTCTCTATCTGTGGAGGGGTGTCTATTGTCGGAGGGGCGGCGGCTGTAATCTTTAAATGGATTACTCCGGCATTTCGACTTAACAAACGAGTGGAGAGACTGGAAGAACATGGCAAACGAGATTACGAGAGTCTCCAGAGGATTGCAGAGCGTGATTCATTGATTCTTGAAGTCCTATCGACCATGTTGGACAGTCAGATCAGTGGGAATAATGTCGAGGAGTTAAAAAAAACAAAGCAGAAGCTCACGGAATATCTTGCACAGAATCAGCGTTAGATTTGATAAGGGGTATGTTCATGAAATTATATGTGTTCACAAAGAAAGATATAGACAGATTCTTGATAGAGTGCAATTTTACACCGGATGAAGAAAAACTATTCCGATTGAGATGCAAGGAATATACGCTCGAATATTGTGCTGAACAGATGAATGTGAGTATATCTACGGCGAAACGATTAAGCCGGAGGGTGAATAATAAAATAATTAAAGTGTGTTAAGATGACAATAAAAGTCCCCGGGACTATCTCCCAGGGGCTTTTTTAAAACAGTTGCGAGCTTGGTGTAATCCCCCTTATTTTTACGTTCCAATATGGTTCTACTTTAAATAATGTAAAATTTTATAATACTTTTTACATTCCAATATGGGACTACTAAACTCTATTCTATTATACCACATATAAAAGTGATTTGAAAGTTAATTTTCAAATCAGCTCTGTTTTCTTTTCCTTCCTTATCTGTTCTTCATATTTTTTTATGAGCCATTCTGGGACCGGTTCGTCTCCGTCGTCACCCCTGTATTTGATCGGGTCAATATTGTTTGCGAAACACCACTCCCAGCTGTTATAATCGTCGCCGTCTTTTGATACGATGTAGAATATATCATATTCGCTATCTACAAATGCTATCGTATCTGTTGCATTCATTGTGTACAGCATGATATACATGTTTCTCCTGTATGCGTACGCCATTTCTAGCGGCGAATCTTCACCGCCCAGAAATTCCATGAACATTTCAACGTCGGAAGATTCTTTCGACAATTTGTTATAATAATCGTAGACTTTTTCGTCCCATCCGTCCGGGAAAAGTTTACGATTTTTTATTTCCTCGTTATCTTCTTTAGCCATTTTGTAAATAGTTTCAAGTTTTACTCTTTTAATCATTTTTGTTCTGACTCCTCTCTATTCCTCGTGGGGCTATGTAATGTACTTTCTTTAACTGTCTTTATTATATATCTATGTGCGTTATATGTCAAGCGTATATGTGCGTTATTTTTATTTTTTTTCTAGCCTGTCGAGTTCCGACAGAACAACGTCTCGAATAAAGGCACTGTTACTCTTGCCGAGACTGAGCTTTTCAATCCTCTCTTTAGTTCCTTTTGGAAAGACAATATTCAGTCTATAATTGCTGTTCTCATACTTTCTCACCGCTCTTTTCTGCGCTTCTGTTGCCATGTTAATCCCTCCTTTTTTCTCAATTATAAATCTATGTGCGTTATTGTACAATACTTTTCCGATACTTTTTTGAACTTTTTAGATTAATGTATTTATGCAAAAATATAATTAGAAAGGCGGTGTATAAGATGGCATTATATAACAATCCTTATCAATATAGTTTTGGCGTTCCAGGACAGATGAATCAGTTCCAGCAACAGCCTGTCCAGATGCCAGCTCAACCAGTACAACAACCACAGCAGAATAACAATGGTATCCTGTGGGTATCTGGCGAAGTTGGCGCAAAATCCTATCTGGTAGCACCCGGGACAAGTGTTTTACTGATGGACAGTGAAAGCGAAAAGTTCTATATAAAATCCACAGACGTTTCCGGTATGCCACAGCCATTACGGACGTTTGAGTATCACGAAATAGGCACTCAGATGCCACCTAAACAGCCTGTTCAGAACATGGACAGTAAATATGTCACCAGACAGGAATATGACGATTTAAAGGGCAAATACGAAGCTATCATAAACCGATTAAATTCTTTTTCTGAACCTGTTAGAGCTAATACCGCACAGGAATCAGCGGTCAAGGGAGGAAACGCAGATGAGTAATCCATTATTCAATGCCCTCAGTGGTGGGATGCCGCAGGGAAACGGGCCAATGCAGATGATACAGCAGTTTATGCAGTTTAAGCAGAATTTCAAGGGAGACCCGAAGGAAGAAGTCCAAAAGATGTTACAGTCTGGACGGATTTCCCAGCAACAACTTAATCAGGTTCAGCAGATGGCAGGACAGTTTCAGCACATGCTGAAAGGAATGAAATAGTACATTACAATCTGGCCAGATTGATGTAAATACCAATAAAGGAGATTATATTATGGATGGAAATTATAGCTTAGCAGATATTGCCGCTGCTACCGGAAACGGTAGAAATAATGATGGCATGTTTGGTGGAGATGGTAGCTGGTGGATTATTGTTTTATTCATTTTTGCCTTCTTCGGATGGGGAAACAACGGTTGGGGCAATAATGGCAACGGCGGCGGATATGCAGCCACAGCAGCTACTCAGGCAGATATTCAGAGAGGATTTGACAATTCCGCAGTAATTAGCAAACTTGACGGAATCAACAACGGCATCTGCGATGGATTCTATGCAGTGAACAACGGTATGCTTACTGGATTTAATGGAATTAACACCAACATCATGCAGACCGGCTTTGGAATCCAGCAGGCTATTAATGCCGATACTGTAGCTAATATGCAGAACACAAATGCATTACAGGCACAGCTTGCGAACTGTTGCTGCGAAACCAGAGAAGCAATTCAGGGCGTAAATTACAATATGGCACAGAACACCTGTGCATTGCAGAACACCATGAACAGCAATACAAGAGACATTATTGACAGTCAGAATGCAGGAACAAGAGCAATTCTTGATTATCTTTGCAATGAAAAGATTTCTAACCTGCAGGCTGAGAACAATGATCTCAGACGTGCTGCATCTCAGGATCGCCAGTCTGCACTTCTCACAACTGCAATGGCTTCTCAGACACAGCAGCTCATTAATGCAATTAATCCGGCACCGATTCCGGCATATCAGGTTCCTAATCCAAACACATTTTACGGATGTGGATGCAACACCGGATGTAATTGCTAGCAACTTCATATCGAGAGTATCTTTCGATTGATTTCGGATGTCGGCTTATGCCGTATTACACAGAGGGGCAGGCTGAGACCTGTCCTTTTGTGATATGAAAGGGGTAAAAATTATGGCAGAATTTACAAATGTAGCTGCTCAGACTGTAGCAGCAAATGGAAACGTAGTATTTTCAAACACAGCAGTTAAAGGTTCTAACTGCATTCAGCACAGAGAGGGAAGCGGAATCATCACTCTGAGAGGACTGACTAATCAGTGCAAAGCGAGATTCTTCGTGGATTTTTCTGGCAATATCGCAATTCCAACAGGCGGTACTGTCGGAGCTATTTCTCTAGCTATTGCAATCTCTGGCGAACCTGTATTATCTTCACAGATGATTTCCACACCGGCAGCAGTAAATCAGTACAATAATGTGTCCACAGGTATCTATATTGACGTTCCTTGCGGATGTTGCGTTAATATTGCAGTAGAGAACACAAGCGATCAGGCAATTTCTGTTGCGAACGCAAATATTGTCGTGACCAGAGAAGCGTAGGAGGTGTGATTATGAGAGATATTAAAGACTTATGCGCAAGAATCGAAGATGAACTGTCCAAAATCGCTGATAATGGACTGACTACTGGAAATCTGGAAATGACATACAAACTGATTGATATGTATAAAGATATAAAGAACACACAGTACTGGGACAAAAAGGTGGAATACTACAACACTGTCCTTGATGAGATGCGTGGCGGATACAATGACGATTACAGCGAACGTGGAAGAAAGCGCGACAGTATGGGGAGATACAGCTCAAATGATGGCAGAATGATGCCGGATTACGACAGAGGTAGTTCTTATGCCAGACGTGGTGAACATTATGTCAGAGGGCATTACAGTCGCTCTGACGGACGAGATGCTTATGACGACTATATGACACAGAAGCAGAGCTATCGCTCCGGCAAGTCTGAAGACTGCAAAAGGAAGATGCTCGCTGCTCTGGAAGAGCATCTGGATGAGCTCACAACAGAAATGAGCGATATGTCCAAGGACGCAGAGTGCCGAGAAGAACGTGACCTTGTCAAGAGATACGTGGAAAAACTCCGTGATATGCTCTAAAAATGTAAAAGTGGTAGAGAGGTAGTTAAAAGAAATCTGTTATAATGTAATTGTGCAACAGGAAGCACAAGTAAAACGGTTGTTTTTGACATTTTCGTTTTAATCCTCCTTTCTTTAATTTAGTAGCTGGTACGCACGCTTTAATGGAAAGTTAAACAGGTTCGAATCCTGTCGTGCGTATTTGCCATCTGGCACGCAAGATGGCTCACCTCCTTGATTAAGGTTTTTGTTATTCATACTTTTCTTTAAAAAAGAAATAAATATCCGAAACAACTCGTGGCAGGCATGACACGTTAAACACCTTGCTAACCCGGGAATCCGGGTTATGTGGAATGTACGCTAGTGGAAAACTGACAGAGTCGCGCTCTGGTCTCCGGTTCGATTCCGGGCGTTCCGCTTTAATCCGCTTAGAGTTAAGCTGTTTGTATACAGGTGGCCTATGTCTCAGGTGGATTTACGCTATAGCGAAAGAAGTGAAATTCACCCCAGTTTCTTTTCAGAGGGTTGGCCGTTATAGGCGGCATGGAATGTAGCTCAGTGGTAGATCGCACTGTAAATGTGAGGTCGCAGGTTCGATTCCTGCCTTTCCGATTACCTTGCCAGTGGTCTAACTGGCTTAATCCATTACCTGCGGCGGCAGGTCAATAAACACGACCAGGAGGATGTTATGCAGAAACTTATTGACACATTAAAATCATTTGGAATTGAAATCCCGGAAGATAAGCAGGCAGATATTAAGAAAGCACTTTCTGAGAATTACAAAAACGCAAAGGAAGTTGCAAAAACTCTGTCAAAAGTTGAGGGAGAACGAGATAACTGGAAAGAACGTGCTGAGATAGCAGAAGAAACCTTAAAAGGTTTTGACGGTATCGACCCGGCAAATATTAAAAGTGAGTTAGAGACTTGGAAACAGAAAGCGGCAGATGCAGAGAAAGAATTCAACGCGAAAATCTATGACCGTGATTTCTCAGATGCACTCAAAGCGGCACTCGACAATGTTAAGTTTTCCAGTGAAGCTGCAAAGAAGTCTGTTATGGCAGACATTAAAGAAGCCGGATTGAAGCTGAAAGATGGCAAAATCCTTGGATTAAACGACCTGATCGAACAGATGAAACAGTCTGACGCATCCGCTTTTATAGATGAATCTCAGCAGCAGGCTCAGCAGAATCAGGCAAGATTTACCACTCACGCTGGACAGCAGCAGACACCGGGGAACATGACTAAAAAAGATATCGAAGCAATCAAAGACCCGTCCGAGAGACAGGCTGCAATTGCTCAGAACATCCAGCTATTCCAGTGATTTTTTACACCGACTATACGCCAGAGTATAGCCGCTAACCCAATACCTTAACAATTATGGGTAGAAAGGATTTTTTTATATGGCAGCAAAAGCTAATCTTATTATGACAAATGATATCCAGGTCACAGCACGTGAGATTGACTTTGTAACCAGATTCGAAAGAAACTGGCAGCACTTACGTGACATTTTGGGTATCATGAGACCTATCAAAAAACAGCCGGGTGCTGTACTGAAATCTAAGTACGCAGAGGGTACTTTACAGAGCGGAAAAGTGGCAGAGGGTGAGGAAATCCCTTACAGCAAATTCGTTGTAAAAGAAAAACCCTATGCGGAAATGACTATCGAGAAGTACGCAAAGGCTGTATCTATCGAAGCGATTAAGGATCACGGTTACGAGAACGCTGTTCAGATGACCGATGATGAATTCCTTTTCCAGCTTCAGACTGATGTTACCGGCAGATTCTATGACTATCTGAAAACCGGTACACTTACTTCCACAGAAACAACATTCCAGATGGCTCTGGCAATGGCTAAAGGCCGTGTAGAAAACAAATTCAAACAGATGCACAGAAATGTGACTGGCGTCGTTGGATTTGTGAACATTCTGGACGTATATGAATACCTTGGAGCAGCTGAGATTACTATTCAGAACCAGTTCGGATTCCAGTACATGAAAGATTTTATGGGATTCAATACCATCTTCCTGTTATCTGACAGCGAAATCCCGAGAGGACAGGTTATCGCTACCCCTGTTGAGAACATTGTACTTTACTATGTTGACCCGAACGAATCTGACTTCGCAAGAGCAGGACTTGTATACACCGTATCTGGCGAAACAAACCTGATCGGATTCCATACTCAGGGTAATTACCACACAGCAGTGTCCGAAGCATTCGCAGTTATGGGACTTACTCTTTTTGCGGAATACATTGACGCAATCGCAGTAATCACCATTGATGAGACACCAACACTTGGTACTCTGACAGTAACATCTGCAGCCGGGGGAACAAGTGGAAATACAAAAATTACCGTAAATCCAGCTAAAGAAAATGCCAACAATGTATATAAATACAAAGTTGCGACAGAAGCAGTAACTGTTGGATATGGACAGAACCTCAGAAACTGGACTACATGGGACGGAAAAGCTGATGTTAAGGCAACAACCGGACAGAAGATCACAGTGGTTGAGTGTGATGGAACATACAAGGCACTGAATGCCGGAAGTACAAGCGTAACAGCGGAATAATAAACGCGGGAGGTAACTGGCATGGCTTATGCAGATTATAAATTCTATACAGAATCATTCGGCAATGTCGTGTCAGAAACCGACTTTCCACGACTGGCAGAAAGAGCCAGTGATTTTGTGGACACAATGACGTTTGACAGACTGGTGGACGGACTGCCAACAAACGAACGCTCACAGAAGCGTATCAAAAAGGCGGTCTGTTCATTGGCTGAATTAATGTATCAGATTGAGCTTGCTGAAAAGAATGCTGCCAATGCCGCTGTGAGTGGTGCGTCAACCGCAATCGGGTCCGGTGGTAGCACGACAGGCATTGTAACATCTGTATCATCTGGCAGCGAATCCATCTCTTACGCAACGCCTCAGCAAATTGGGGCAAGCGCAAAGGAATGGAGTGCGGTGTATGCCACCGCCGGGGACGTACAGAAAACGAATGACTTACTTCTTAAGACAGCGTTACCGCTTCTAATGGGAGTAAGGACGGATGATGGAATACCAGTATTATATGCAGGAGTGTGATAGAAATGATGGAATTAAAACAGACCGTTGAAATGATGAATAGCGCAGATTACAAGGAACGCTTTAAAGCAGAGTATATGCAGGTGGCTATTCGATACAAGAAACTTGCGAATATGCTTGAAAAATGGGACAAAGGAGAACTTTCATTTACTCCTACTTGTCCGAGAAGCACTTACAATATGCAGGTAAGAGCAATGACGGATTATATTGCTGTTCTGGAAGCAAGGGCAGTTATGGAAAAAGTTGATTTGGAGGTATGATTATGGACATTTCAACACTAGGTTCATGCATAGCAATCGTTATGATATGCTATATCGTAGGAATGGGCTGTAAAGCATCAAAAAGAATCTCTGATGAATGGATTCCGGTAATCATGGCGGTTATTGGTGGCATTCTCGGAGCTGTCGGGATGGGAGTTATCCCGGATTTCCCGGCAACGGATTACATCACGGCGGTTGCGGTCGGTATGTTTAACGGATTATCAGCTACTGGTGTGAATCAGGTTATTAAGCAGACAGTGCAGAAAGAGTGATTTTATGGGCGGACGTGGTGGAAGCAGCGGATTAAGTGGAGCAAAAGAAACCGCATTTTCCGTTACCATGAATGGAGAAACAACAGAATATAAGTTTACCAAAAAAGGCAAACAGAATTATTATCAGCGCGGCATCGGTGGTCATATCGAAGAAACGCCACTGAACATGTCCGCATCTGAGTTTCGTAAAAGAGTAGAATCCAACGGTGCGACTGTAAAGAAAATGAGTGTATCTAGTTGGAACAAAACAGAGAAAGCCAGAGAGATAGAACATGCAAACCGTCCTGATTATGAACTTGGCATGGGCTTGAAAGATAATTCGGCATACAGGAAGACAGCGAGAAGAAACAGACTTATGACCAGAGCCATGAAAAGAAAGAGATAGCCTATGGCAGATAAATCAACCAGCATAGCTTACGAGAATCTGAACCGCCGCATCTTCTCTGGTGTCGGTGAATACGATGTACCGCAGATAGAACCTGAGACGTTCGAGGGCAACTGTGAATTTGTCGGTTTTAATTACGCCAGAGGAAAATGCAATAATCCAGAAGAGAAAGCTGTTCATTTCTTCTTAGATGATTACCAATTTGACGCGCTGTGGAGAAATCCAGACAGGTACGTGGACAAGCTGAGTAAATTCCGGTACATTCTAACACCAGATTTCAGCACTTACACCGATTTTCCGAAAGCTATCCAGATATACAACCATTACCGCAAACACTGGATAGGTGCATATCTGCAAGAATATGGTTGCCGCGTGATTCCAACAATCTCATGGAGCACGCCGGATTCTTACGATTGGTGTTTCGATGGGGAGCCAGAGGGCGGAACAGTTGCAGTATCTTCTGTTGGTTGCATGAACGGAAAGAAAAAGAAAGAACTGTTTCTTTCTGGTTACAATGCCATGATTGAACGATTGCATCCGCAAAGTATTATTTTCTACGGAAAAGTGTCGGAAGAATGCAAAGGCAATATTGTCCGAATAAAACCATTCTCTGATAGATTTTCAAAAGCAATATGTGAAGGATAGGAGGGTATCATGTACGAAAAAACTGTGACGATTTTTGACTATTACGAATCAGCCACGACAGGAGATGCGTACTGGTATCCTCACGTGCTATCCGGCGTTGACCTGATTACGGACAAAGGAGCAATCCTTAAAAAGTACGGGCCAGACGCAACTGACAACGCACAGTTACACATCCGTTATACTGTCCAGAACGGCGATATAACCATTACTGATAAGGGCGGCAAGATTCTTCCATGGGTGCCGCCTAAAGAGTGGAAACAGCAGATTAACAACGCTCTGGAAGACACTATCACATTCTCGGACGAGTCATTCTTCTGGGAGGGTGAGTGGACTGGTGGAACGGTATCTGATGGTGATTATCGGAATGGATTCTACCAGTACATGAACGAGAACAAGGATAATGTGTTTAAGATTACCAGTGTAGGCGGTCCATATACACTGATTCCACACTTTGAGATTCTAGGTAAGTGATATGAGTAAGATTCATCATTTTAAAGGATTCTCCGTAGTCGATGGAGATATGAAAATCAAGTTAAATATGGACAGGTTCTCCAGACAGTACCAAGAAGCCCAGTATCTCCTTGATGGAATGGTTATGGACAGTATGGTGCCGTTTATGCCGATGATTACAGGGGACTTTATCAACCGAACAAGAGTTGAGAGTACATCCTTACAAGGAACTGGGAAAGTATGCGCGGCGGCGGCTCCTTATGGACGTTTTCTGTACGAGGGGAAAGGAATGGTTGATGAAGCAACTGGAAGTCCCTACGCAAGACGTGGAGCAAAGAAAGTTCTCGTTAGTCAGTTTTCTGGTCGGACAGCCGCAAAGGAAAATCTTGAATACACCAAACAGGCTCACCCACGGGCACAGGCAAAGTGGTTTGATGCCGCTAAACGGCAATATGGTGACACATGGGTTCGCAAAGTAAAAGCACAGGCAGGAGGTGGCAGGCATAGCAGATAAACCTATCGGAAAAGACGCAACCGGATACGAAATTCTGACAGATGCCATGAAAGCACTTCTGAACCAGTATCCGGGACTGTATGAAAATGAAACAATCAAGTTTGAAGAACTTGGCAAGGAATCAGGAATTGCGTTCTCGGCAGATAATGGAGCTTTGATTTATTCAGAAAAAGAAGATGTTTGTGGCGTAATGCACCAGGTATGCCAGTACCCATTTTACGCGGTATATCGCACAGCATCCGACAAGGAAAGGCAGAAGCTATCCGTTCAGAAGTTCCTAGATAATCTCGGTAAATGGATATGCCGAGAACCAGTTATCATAAATGGCTCTGAGACACGTTTAAATGCGTTTCCTGAGCTTTCTCAGGGGCGAGTGATAAAACGTATCACCCGTGATAATTCCTATGCTTTAGAACCACAGGAGAGTGGTGTACAGGATTGGTTATTACCATTAACGGTACGCTACGAAAATACTTATGAAGTAATATAACAAGTAACAACCAGCTATCAATCGGAGATAGTCGCTAACCTACACAGCCTTTTAAAAGTTATAGGCAGAAAGGACATTTCTATGGCAGTTACAGGCAAAATTGACCGTAAATATATGGCTCATTATATCGATGCAGGTTCTCTCTGTGGAGGACTGACACCGAAGTATGAACGTCTTGGAAAAGATCTGGAAGAGTACAATGTTGAACTCAATCCAGACACCGAAACCTCTAAAAACATTCTTGGAGAATCCACATTCAAACACAACGGCTATGAAGTTTCTTCTGACGCTGATCCGTTCTATGCAGACACTACTTCTGATCTGTTTACAGCATTGCAGAAGATTGTAGATGGACGTCTCAAAGACGACAACCTCAAAACAAAAGCAGTTGAGGTTCATCTCTGGACAGAAGCCACAGCAGGCAAGTACGAAGCATATCAGCAGGATTGTTACGTTGTGCCGACCTCCTATGGCGGTGATACATCTGGCTATCAGATTCCGTTTACCGTCAATTATACCGGCGAACGAGTAAAAGGAAAATTTGATATCAGTTCCGGCACATTTACAGCTGACAGCGAATAATTTTTTTTTAGGAGGGCATAGAAAATGGCAAAAACAATTAATACAAACATTGATGATGGATTTCTTCTTTTCACATTCACGAACAAGCAGGGTGAAGTGTTCTCTTCATTCAAACTGAATCCTACCGACATCAACATTGCAGCAAGAGCGGAAGAATTGGAAACTTTCTTTGAACAGGCTCAGGAATCTGTTAAAAATGTCTCTTCCGGCAAAGAGATGGCGGAGATTAATAAGCAGATCGAGGACAAAATCAATTATATGCTCGGATACGAAGCATCTAAGGATTTATTCAAAGAATCAATTACCGCAACAACTGTTTTTGGAAATGGTCAGGTGTTTGCCTATATCGTTCTGGACAAAATCAATGAAGCACTTACTCCGGAAATTGAAAAGAGAAAGAAAAAAATGCAGGAAGTGGTTAATAAATACACGGAGAAGTATACAAAATGACCGCCTATGAGTTACCCACCTCACTAAATATCAGTGGGGTGGATTTTTCTATCAGGACGGATTTTCGAGTAATTATTGATATTCTGGTCGCCATGGATGACCCAGATTTGGACGAACAGGCGAAAGCTGTTGTTATGTTACAGATTCTGTTTGAGGACTGGCAAAGCATGCCCCCGGAATATCTTGCAGAAGCTTGTCAGAAAGCTTGCGAGTTTATTGACTGTGGTCAAGTTAACGATAGTCCGAATAAGCCTAAACCCCGCTTGATGGACTGGGAACAGGATGGAGATATGATCGTGCCGGCTGTAAACAAGGTTGCTGGTAAAGAAATCAGATCAGTACCTTATATGCACTGGTGGACGTTTTTTGGATACTTTATGGAATCTGGCGAGTGCCTGTTCAACACCGTAGTTGGAATCCGGTCAAAAAAAGCAAAGGGCGAAAAGTTCGATAAATGGGAAAAGAAATTCTATCAAGAGAATAAAAACATAATTGACATAAAAACACGTCTCAGCGACGAGGAGCAAGCTTATAAAGATAAGCTGAATGAGATGTTGAACCTCAAATAGTTAGGAGGTGGACGCATGGCTGCTGATGGCTCAGTCATTATTGATACTAGGATGGACACATCAGGTGTGCAAAACGGCGTATCAGCAATCAGGCAGTCTTTTAACGGACTTGGCAGCGTAGTAAAAAAAATAGGCATACTGATTGGCGGAGCATTCGCAATTGGGAAACTGACGCAGTTCGGTAAGGAATGCGTAGAACTCGGCTCTAACCTTGCCGAAGTGCAGAACGTGGTCGATGTTACATTCACAACCATGTCGGACAAGGTAAACGAATTTGCAAAGAATGCTATGACCTCTGCCGGACTGTCAGAAACCATGGCAAAACAGTATGTCGGAACGTTCGGAGCAATGTCTAAGTCGTTCGGTTTCTCCGAAGCACAGGCTTACGACATGTCAACAGCTCTGACACAGCTGACTGGTGACGTAGCATCATTTTACAACATCAGTCAGGACTTAGCCTATATCAAACTGAAATCAGTGTTTACAGGTGAAACGGAAACACTCAAGGACCTCGGCGTGGTAATGACTCAGTCGGCACTTGACCAGTACGCACTTGCAAACGGCTACGGCAAAACCACATCTGAAATGACAGAACAGGAGAAAGTGGCTCTTCGTTTGGCTTTTGTGCAGAAACAGCTATCTGCCGCATCTGGTGATTTCATTCGAACATCTGACTCATGGGCGAACCAAGTGCGAGTGATGCAGCTGCAGTTACAATCTCTCAAGGCAACAGTCGGACAGGGATTAATCAATCTCTTCACTCCCGTTTTGAGAGTTATTAATATTTTACTGGGCAAACTGGCAACTCTGGCGAATGCCTTCAAGTCATTTACGGAGTTAATCACCGGGAAAAAATCTTCTGGTCAGACAGGTGCAAGTGGCGCAGGTCTTGCCGGGACAGATGCAATAGCTGATACGGCAGACCAATATGGAAATGCTGCCGACAATGCCGAAAAGCTGGCAGATGCAACAAATGATACAGCAGACGCAACTAAGAAAGCCACTAAGGCGGCAAAAGGATATCTTAGTCCTCTCGACGAAATAAATAATTACTCAACGGATAAAAGTGCGGATTCATCGTCAAAAGTACCGGGCGCAACTGGCGGACTTGCAGATCAGATGAAAGATGCTGTACAAAATGTTGATTATGGAAAATTGGCAGAGGGTGAGACAGTTCTTGATAAAATGTCAAAACCGCTAAAAAAGATAATCGACAGATTTAAACAGTTGGCTAAGTTAATCGCAAAAGGATTCTGGGATGGATTAGGAGATTACGAACCAATTCTTGACGGAATAAAAAAGGATCTCGATTCCATATGGAAATCTTTAAAGGATATCTTCACTGATTCAGAAGTTGCTAAAGCAGCAAATAATTTTTTCGATTCATTCGCATATGCAATTGGACAAGTTGCCGGCTCATTTGCCAGAATCGGATTAACAATTGCGCAAAACATTATAGGCGGAATCGAAAAGTTTTTAAAGCAGAACACGCAAAGAATAAAGAACTATCTGATAGATATGTTCAATATCGGCTCTGAAATTTCGCAAATCGCAGGGAATCTTGCAGTCGCCTTCGCGGATGTTTTCTCAGTTTTTGGTGGAGAAACCGCACAGCAGATTACTGCGGATTTAATCGGAATCTTTGCTGAAATCGGAATGGTTCTTACAGAAACGGCTGCAAAACTTGGCAGAGATATCCTTAACATGATTGCGCAGCCTTTTATCGACAACAAGGACATTTTAAAGTCCGCAATCGAGGGTAGCCTCGGAGTAATAGAAACTGTAACAAGTGGGGTCTTAACAGTTGTTCAAAACCTTAGTGACGCAATATCGAGGTTATACGATGAACACGTAAAGCCGTTCTTTGATTCTATAGCGAATGGATTATCAAGCATATTTGAGACTCTGATAACTGGATACAACACCTATGTTCTTCCAGTTTTGCAAGGACTGGCAGAACAGTTCAAAGGGCTATTAGAGGGACCATTAGGGGATGCGATTTTAAAGATAGAAACATTCCTCGGAAAACTCATTGATTCTCTGAAACTTCTGTGGGAGTCGGTATTAGTGCCTTTGATTAACTGGATAATCGCGAATTTGCTTCCGGTCGTGGCAGAAATAATTAACGTTGTAGGCACCGTAGCAATAAAAGTTATGAAATCATTAATTAAAATAATTGGTGATGTAGCAGATACACTGAGCGGAATCATTGATTTTCTTGTCGGCGTTTTCACAGGAGACTGGGAACTGGCTTGGCAGGGAATAAAAGAGATTGCGGATGGAGCATGGAGTTTTATCAAAGATGTTGTGTCAGGTGCGTGGGAGATAATTAAAACCGTAACAAAAGGCGCGTTGAGTATAATAAAGAGCATCATCAGTACTGCTTGGAATGCGATTAAAGCATTGACTTCAACAATCTGGAACGCAATCAAAAAGACACTTTCTGGCTTTTGGAGCTCTCTTAAATCCACAGCCAGCACAGTATTTAATGCAATTAAAACAAAAGTTGCGAGCGTATGGGATAGCGTAAAGAATAAAACATCCCAAGTATGGGAAAATGTAACTACATTTGTTTCTAATAAAGTAGAAGCGATAAAAAATGCTATCATCAATAAGTTTAATGCCGCCAGAGATGCAGTCAGATCTGCATTTGAAGGCATTGTGGATTTTATTAAAGCTCCGATTAATCAGGCAATCAGCATTGTTAATAATGCAGTTGGGATGATTAATAATGCAATTGGTGGAATTGAATCTGCATTTTCCTTTGGACCCTGGACTGTTCCAACACCGTTTGGTTCAAAGACTATTGGATTTCATGCGACATTTCCACGTATCGGAACTATCCCATATCTGGCCAGTGGCGCAGTTATTCCGCCAAGGTCAGAATTCCTTGCGGTATTAGGTGACCAGAAGAAAGGAAATAACCTGGAAGCACCGGAAAGCCTATTACGGCAGATCGTCCGGGAAGAGTCAGGAAAAGGGCAGGGAGATGGAAATACCTACAATGTTACAGTTAATGCATCTGGCAGAAAACTGTTAGATATTATTATCAGTGAAGCTGAAATGAGAAGAAACCGGAATGGGAAGAACCCATTTGAGTTAGCGTAAGGAGAAGAATATGCCGCAGGAACAATTTAAAATAGACAACGTTGTTATAAGAGCACCGGATAGTTACAAACCGGTGTTCGCAACCACTTCTACGGAAGACTCTAAAAGAAGTCAGGATTTGATTATGCACAATACACCAATGGGAACAATTGGTGGGTATGACATGCAATGGGGCGAGCTTACATGGGCTGAAATAGCAACCATACTAAATACTGTACTTAACAAAAGTCAATTCACATTCCACCATAAAGACCCAACTATTCCGGGAAGATGGATAGACAGAACATTCTACGCATCAAATTTTAATATGGCTGCGCAAACTCTGAAAGATGGGGAAGAAAAGTGGACAGATTTGTCTATTAATGTAAGGAGGGTTGAGCCGATTTGATAAATGTATCTACTCAGTTGAAGGAAGAATCTCTTACAAACAGAAATTATTACGTGACAGCAAATGTTACATTGTCAAATGGTACAACTCTTAAGCTAGGCAAAAAAGACTTTTATCTGTCTGGAAATAGTCTCGTAGATTCAGCAGACTCTGGGGACTTCCCGGTGGGTGTAGCAATAGAAAAAACGGCAAGTTTATCATTGGTAAATGATGACGGGCGCTTTGACGGATATAATTTTAACGCCGCAAGGTTTGTTATCTTTCTCAATGTGCAGTTATCCGACAGGATAGAAGCTATAAAGAGAGGTACTTACATTGTGTCGAAAAAGCCTGCAACGGCGAGCGAAATAAGTCTTTCTCTCTTAGATAAAATGCACAATGCTGATAAGACATATGATTCTAACCTGTCTTTTCCTTGTACAGTCAAGGAACTGCTCTCAGAATGCTGCCAGCAATGTGGAATCACTCTTGGAGATGCAATGTTTCCAAATGCGGACTTTCAGATTCAGAAAGCGCCATCTAATGCGACATACCGTACAGTAATCGGAATGTGTGCCGGGATAGCCGGCGGAAATGCAAGAATCGACGAAAATGACTTACTCAGGATTATTACGTTTGATAAGACATTTACCAATACGACTATTTACGATGGTGGAACAGTAAAAAATTGGACAAATGGCGATGATCTGGATGGTGGCACGCTTAATCCATGGACAACAGGGACTGTGGTTGATGGTGGTACGTTAAGCAATAACGATTATCACGCGTTATTTTCAATTCAGAATCTACAATATGACGTAGACGATGTTATTGTAACAGGCGTCAAATACGTAGAAGATAAGACTGAATATATGTCGGGTCAGGACGGCTATGTAATCACTATTGATAATCAGTTATTGTCAGGAAATGCACAGGCAGGAGTCGAAGCTATTGGAAATCAATTAATCGGTTTGCGAATGCGTCCTTTCTCATGTGACGGAATTGCCAACGGATACGCCACTTTCGGCGATCCAGTCGAATTTATCGACACTAAAAATCGTGTTTTTAGATCATTTGCAACTAATGTAGAGTTTGTGTTCGGTGGTGCAACTGCATGGGGATGTAACGCAAAGAGTGCTGAAGAAGATACAAGCGAGTTTATTGGTGGACAGCAGGCAGCAGTAGAGCAGTCAAAAAAAGATATAGAGAAGAAACTATCTGCCTATGACGTAAAACTCAAACAAATGAATGAGCTCGCAGCGAACACGCTGGGTTTTTTCTATACAGAGGAAGTACAAGAAGATGGTTCCGTAATTACGTACCGGCATGATAAGCCTACACTTGCTGATTCTAAAGTAATTTATAAGACAGGTGTCGATGGATTCTTTTTGTCAGTAGATGGGGGTCAGACATGGAAAGCCGGGTTTGACAGTAATGGAGATGCTGTTCTGAATATTCTTTATGCTATTGGCATCCAATCAGAATGGATTAACACAAGAGGTTTTACAGCAAAAGATAATAATGGGAATACGACATTAAAAATAGATGCCGACACAGGTGCTGTCACATTAGAGGTCGAAAACTTTACGCTAAAAAGTAGAACTATTGAACAGATCGCCAAGGATGTTGTGGATGGGGCAGTTCAAAATAATGTGACTATCCCGAACTATTATGGCACGTATGTACCAACATTGCAGAACTATCCGGCATCTGAGTGGAAAAGTGAAGAATATAAAAAACATGACGGCTCGATTTTCATGAACTTTTCTACGAGCCGGGTATATATGTTTTCTGGGACTGATGGCACTTGGCGGGAACTGGATGCTGAAAAAATCGTCAATTTTGAAAGAGTTTTTAACGCTTTAACGGATAACGGTAAGCAAGAGGGAATTTATATGCAGAACGGACATCTGTATATAAATGCTTCCTATATTAAATCCGGACAGATTTCAGCTGATTTAATTAATCTGAAAAACATTAATGTTACAAACAGTTCTGGAACATCAACATTTGCGATTGATAACTACGGAAATGTTACGCTCAGGCCTAATACATTTGTGTTAACAAACGGCGATACAATATATAGCATTGCTGAAAATAAAGCTTCGACAGCATTATCGAATGCGAATCGCTATACAGACAATGCACTTAGCAACCTCGATATAGGAAAAATGTCTAAGCAAGAGATTATTGATGTGCTAAGCGATAACAGTAGTAATAAAGGTCTGTATCTATCAAATGGTAATGTGTACATGAATGCCGATTATATTAACACGGGTGAATTAGCAGGATGGGAAGTTGGACTTAAAAAGCTTTCAGCAAGTGGCACGTATGGAGAAGTAACGCTAGACGCTTCAACTGGAGAGATTTATTCAGAGACGAATACAGGAGTATATGTGCCGGGGTACGGGACGTTGTATGGAACGCGAATTAGAGGAATCAATCTTTATACAGGAACTGTACATGCAAGTTCGGTCTCGGTTGGTACTAGTGTTTCGGCTGACAGTGTTTCAACATCAAAAAAAGTTACAGCGGGTACACATGTAGAAGCCAGTGGTCATTTCTACAGCGTCGGAACAGGAACGGACCTCGCGGATGCTTCTATCAGAGGGAAATTGAAAGTAAGTGGGACAAAATCAAGATCAGTTTCGACGGCAGACTATGATGAACAGCTCTTTTACTGCTATGAAATGCCAACCCCATTTTTTGGAGATATCGGCGAATCTGTAATATCGGATGACGGGACTTGCATGATTGACATAGATGATATCTTTCAGGAATCTGCAAATGTCGGCATTAAATATTATGTGTTCTTGCAAAGAGAAGGAGAGGGCAACTGCTGGATAGCTGAGAAAGAGCAAAATTATTTTATCGTAAAAGGAACTCCGGGACTTAAATTTTCGTTCGAAATCAAAGCAAGACAAGCTGAATATGAGCATATGCGATTTACCGATCCGGGAGATACGGCTTATACAGACGCAAGAGATATAGAAATCCCGGAACCAAATTATGAGTCAGAAGAAGCAGAGGTCTCGGAACCAGATTATGAATCAGAGCTTATCAACGACAGATTAAGCATTATCAATCAGATGGAGGTAATATCATGAAGAAGATTTTAACAAGTTTTATGAACCTTAGTACCGGAGAAGGAAGCCGCATTGCTTACACCTATTCAGAAGTAGACGAAAACACAGGAAGTATCATCAGTCAGAACAATAAAGGCAATTTCCTTGTGATGAATGACGATGTGCAGAAAAATCTTGATTCTGTAAAGAATTACATAAGGAATAATTTCCTTTTATAAGGAGGTAAGTCTAATATGGCCGATACATATACAATACAATTCCGGCGCGGTATGTACGCCGACTTTGATACGTCGAAAATTCGTCCCGGAGAACCCGTTGCGATTCTTGGCAATGACCCGTCCGTTCCATCTGGCAAAGCCTTATACATTGCATTTGCGGCTAATGATGTAAGGCGGTTGTGCTCCATTGAGGATATTTTAGAGATGGTTAATGCCGGAGAATTTGTTGGTCCGCAGGGCCCCAAAGGTGAAAAAGGTGAGAAAGGAGATAAGGGTGCAGCGGGTCCTGCTGGCCCACAGGGCCCAAAAGGTGAAAAAGGAGAAAAGGGCGATCCGGGAGAAAAGGGCGTGGATGGCACTGTGGCATTTGAAACGCTGACACCTGAGCAGAAAGAATCACTGAGGGGTGTCTCTATCACAGCGGTCAGTATCGACACAGATGGAAATTTGACAATAACATTTTCAGATGGTGATAGTGAAAATGTTGGGAATATTATAGGGCCTCAAGGAGTGCAAGGCCCAAAAGGTGATAAAGGAGATGTTGGCCCGCAGGGTCCGCAAGGTCCACAAGGAGAAAAGGGTGAACAAGGAAATGATGGAACATCTCTTAATATCCTTGGTACAAAAGAATCTGAGGCAGACCTCCCCTTGAGCGCAGAGAAGAACGACGCGTATTTAATAAATGGAGAAATGTGGGTTTTTGACGGCACAAATTGGAACAATGCCGGCAAGATTCAAGGGCCACAAGGACCGCAGGGACCAATTGGTCCACAAGGCCCAAAGGGTGACCCGGGACCGCAAGGCGTAAAAGGAGACCCTGGAAAAAAAGGAGAGCAGGGGGCACAAGGTCTAAAAGGCGATACCGGGCCGCAAGGCGAGCAAGGCCCAGTTGGTCCAAAAGGCGAGCAAGGAGATACTGGTGCGCGAGGAATCACATTCACTCCTATTGTAGACAGCGAAGGAAACATAAGTTGGAGTAATGACGGAGGACTTGAAAACCCCCAGACAGTAAATATTACCGGACCGCAAGGCGATACGGGCGCAAAAGGAGATACTGGGCCGCGAGGAGAAAAGGGAGAGGCTGGGGATGCCGGGCCTAAAGGAGACAAGGGCACTACATTCGTCCCAAGTGTGGACACCGATGGAAATATAAGCTGGAGCAACACAGATGGAATCACCAATCCCGAAACAGTCAACATAAAAGGGCCAAAAGGAGACAAAGGAAGTGACGCAACTGTCCCGATTGCTAAAATTGGAACTCTTGGAAAAATTAAGCCTGACGGCAAGACAACATTCGTAGATGAAGACGGAACACTCCATGCAAAAGGTGGCGGTACAACCGTTACCCCAAAACCCGTAAACAACCCAATGATTGAAAATGCAAACACATCTGTCACAATTAAATGGCAAGACCCTGAAAACACGGTAATCAGTGGCTCAACATTTTCTACATGGGCTGGTACAAAACTTGTAATGAAAGAAACAGGCTATCCCGCAAACCCAGATGACGGAACGCTTGTGGTTGATAATACGGTTCGAGATAAATACAAAACCACAGGCTATACAGTCACAGGGTTAACAAGCGACAAACAATATTACTTCGTGCTGTTCCCATACAACACTGATGGCGTATACAACTACGATACAGGAAACAGACTTCTCGGTGAACCAGGGGAATTGAAGATTGTCACATTCGCTGACGGAACGGATGCTGAAATAGCAAGGATGATTAAAGCACACTACGCAGGCAAAATCAACATTGGAGACTATTGGGCGGTTGGCGACAAGAGAACCATCCATCACAATGCTATGGATGCAACAGGCGTGAGTGAGTCACACAAAGCAAATGATTATGCTTATGTGATCATCGGAATTGAACATGACGACTTGGTAACTGCTATCAATGGCAAGGCCAAAGCCGCTATTACAATTCAGACGGAACGCCTGCTGTATTTAGACACTACGACAGAATATAACAATTCTCTCGATGCATCTCATGAATGTGGTTATATGAATAGCTCAGATATGAATAGCGGCGGTTGGGAAGGTTGTGAAAGACGTACATGGTGTAATAATGTGTACAAGAAATGTTTACCTGCTTATGTCCAAAGCATGATGAAACAGGTTAAAAAGCTGACATCTGTGGGAGGTCAGAGTAGTACAATCAAGACTTCAAACGATTATGCGTTCTTACTATCTGAAATCGAAATTTTTGGTAACATTCCATATTCTTTTGGAGGTGAAGGAATACAGTATCAATACTTTAAGAATGCGACCGCAAACAGGTATAAAAGCCCACGAACTAGCAATTCTTATGCGTCTGGGATTTGGTGGGAGCGTTCGCCTTGCCGCAGTGCCAATGAGTCCTTCTGTGTTGTGAATGCGGCAGGGAATACGGACATCGCCGATGCCAGTCAAGAAAAGAGCCTCGCCCCTTGCTTATGTTTCTAAAATCCTAGTAAATTAATGAATTATTTATAGCTGAATGGCTAAGAACAGGAGGTGCATATGGATAAAAAGGAAATTGCAAATATTTATAAAGCAATTAATAGAGTTTCAAACAGACTGAATGAAATGTCTGAAAAACTTGACTTGGTGATGCAAATGCTTAATGCGGAATCTAATCGTAAAATTCTGATTAATGGTGATGGTATTGACGGTCTAGCTAAACTTGTATCAACGCATGATTCGGCACTTGATGAACTGGCTACTTTAGTTGCAACAATCAGAGGTGAGAATAATGGTTAAATTTTACGAAGAAAGAGTTATTAATGAATTGAAAAAATGGACAGATGTTCCCGAGTTGTGGAATAAGAAGGTAATTGAAAGGCTTCAAAAGGATGGCTATGTACTGAATGAGGACGGGACAGTAACAGAATCAAAACCAGGGATAGTGAAATAAAATACGTGCAAGGGAGAAAATATGGAAATTAAAGGAATTGACGTATCATCTTATCAGAGTAAGCCAGACTGGGCGAAAGTATCGAATTCTGAAATTAAGTTTGCAATATTGAGAATCCATCAAAAATCTGGAACTGATTCCTCTTTTGAGCATAACTACAAAGGATGCAAGTCAAATGGAATCCTTGTCGGCGGATATAAATACAGTTACGCTCTGACACCGGCACAGGCAATTGATGAAGCTGAGAGCGTAATTTCTGTTCTTGGCGGACGCGGAATGGACTTTCCAATCTTCTACGACCTTGAATGGAGTCAGCAGAGAAACCTTGGAAAACAGGCGATTGAGAATATTGCAGTAGCATTTCTGACCAGAATCAAAAAAGCCGGTTATAAGGTCGGTATCTACTGCAATCTTGATTGGTACAATAACGTTCTGTCAGACACCCTGAAAAAGTACGATTGCTGGATTGCTCGTTATCCGGCTAGTGATAATGGCTCTGTACAGGAAAGATTGCGTCCATCTGTTGGTGTAGGCTGGCAGTATTCCAGTAGAGGAAAAGTATCCGGCATTAGTGGTAACGTTGACATGGATGTATTCTATAAGGATTACAAAGAGGAGGTTTCTGCAATGGATAAAGCTATTGAAAAAGTGATTCTCATTGCAAAAAATGAGATTGGATACCTTGAAAAGAAGAGCAATAGTCAGCTCGACAGTAAGACTGCAAACGCCGGTTCGAGCAACTATACGAAGTACTGGCGAGACATTAAGCCATCATATCAAGGACAGCCTTGGTGCGCAGCATTCGTGAGTTGGTGCTTTATGGAAGCATTCGGACAGGAAAAAGCAAAAAAACTGTTGAAACACTGGCCCTATGTTTACTGCCCAACACTTGGTAATCTGTTTACAAGGAACGCTAATCCAAAGATCGGTGATATTGTAATTTTTTATCATAATGGAACTTTCACTCATACCGGCATCGTAACGGCCGTAATCGGAGACAGGTTCTATACCATCGAGGGAAATACTTCTGGTGCATCTGGAATTATTGCAAATGGCGGCGGTGTCTGTGCAAAGAGTTATCTTAACAGCCAGATGCCCGGAACTAAGTTCTGTACACCAGATTATAGTATTACATCTGATGCATCTGTACCCGCAAAATCTGAAAATGCATTGCCTAATACCGCACAAACAGGAGAGAAATATATGTTTAATCCAGAAACAGTAAAAGCAGGAGATAAAAACACATCTGTGCTCCTCTTACAGGAAATTTTAAGAGCCAGAGGCTTTAAAGGCAAAAACGGCAAAGCCCTGAAACTTACATGGACAGCAGACACAAACACGATTTACGCTCTGAAAGCTTATCAGGAATCTAGGAAAGATGTTCTGGAAGTGGACGGAGTCTGTGGACCCGCCACATGGAAAGATTTGATTGCTATATAAAACATCCCGGGGAATTAACCCCGGGAATTTTATTTATAAACATATTTGGTATCACTTCGGAAGTTTTAGACTGTTATCGTTAGTCACACGTTAGTCACAAATAAAAATATTGTTTCCTAATATAATAGTGCCAAAAACACTGTATTTACAGGCATTTGCGCAATTTTCTAAATTCTATTTGTTGGTCGCAATTAATAAAATTAGAATAATGAAAATGAAATGAGGGAAATCCTTGCAAAATCGCTGAAAACGTTGATTTTAATAGGGTTTCCGGCATTTCGATAATGATATTTCGGTTGTTTTAGAAAGATTAAAATGGGTTCCGTTAGTCACAATTAGTCACAAATGGAACTTTTATTTTTTCAATCTCTGTTCGAAGTTCTTCCAGTGTCCTGTGTCCATATACCGCATTTGTAACATCTCCACCAAAGGAGTGGCCAAGCATTCGCTTTCGGTCGTTTTCCCGGACACCGTATTTTTCGCACAGTGCAGAAAAGGTGTGCCGACAATCGTGCGGCGTGTGCTTCGGATTACCGACTATTCCTAAACGTTCCAGTGTAGGATAGAACAATGCTTTTCTGTGATGCTGCTGAGTATACACGCATAATTTTCCATCTTGTGTCAGTACTTTCTGTTCGACAAAATGATATACGGCAGGATGTATCGGGACAATTCTGTTTTTACCGGCTTTTGTTTTAATGCCGCCTTGAAAGTATTTTTCTTCCAAGTTAGTTGTGAGTTTTAACACTTCACCGATTCTCCAACCAGAATAGCACATAATAAGAATGAGCTGCACTTCTGGATCGTCCTTATTATTCCACAGTACTTGCATCTCCTGATCAGAAAATGGCGTTCCATGTTCGGTGTCATTATCAGCATTGACATGGACATATAACGCCTTGTTTTCCGTTACGATTTCTGAGTAGACTGCATATTTATACATCTGCTTAAACAGAGTCAAAATAGCCATCTGGCTTTGCTTTTTCAACTTGCAATCATCAATAACCTTTTGCATATCAGGAGCCTTTAAATCTTCGAATATGCGATTGTGCAGAACGGTGCAGTTCGTGTAAGCCGTCCGATATGCTTCCTTTGAACTGTATGACAGTTTTGTCCCCTCTGGGAACTTCCACGCATAAAATTGCTTATATACATCTGAGAACGTCAATTTCTTGATTTCCGGGTGCTTATCCTCTACGCTCTTGATTGTATTGTAGTCGGCAATTAAGCGGTTCACAAGGGCATCTATGTCCATTGTAGGAGACACCTCGAGTGTTCGCTCCATGCCGGGTTGATACGTGCCGGCTTTGTATGCTGTCAGGACAGTGAAACCTTTTATCCAGTCATCCACGTAGCAGATCGCCGGCGGACGTTTTAGTTTTCCATTATCGCCCAGTGTAGCTGGCGGATGCACTGCGAAGCAGTTTCTCCGGTTCTTGCCAAGGAACCGGATAGAGCCGAAGTTATTCGGCAGTTTTGGATATTTCTTTCTTTTCTTCGCCATTTTTATTCCTCTTTTCTTATAGCTGTTTTTAGGTATAAAAATAACAGCCGAACAAATTTTCTGTCTTGTTCGACTGCTCCGAAGATGATACAATATGTCTTGCCAGAATATAGCATCTCTCCGGAGATGTATAAACGCCGTCCCGGTACGCCAATGCCGGGGCGGTTTTTTTATTTAATTATGTGATTTCCAATTTGATCTCATTATAATTCCAACAATCCAATATATTCCGCCAGAACAAGCACCCAATATTAAAATCCAAAACCAGCTTAGATACCATGGCATTTTCCGTTTTATATACGGTGTACCCGAACTTGCTGCTGAGGACGCAGAGGAAGATGCAGAATTGTTAATGATAATATCTCTGTTATTGGAAGCTAATTGTTCTACTTGCTTTCCACACTTAGGACACACTACACAGTCGTCGTCAATAAGTTCTCCGCAGTGCTTACAATATTTTTTCTTTTCATCCATGATAAACACCCTCCTAATATGTTTTCGCCACGCTTCGCACTTTTTATGCGGATTATGTATTTTGTACCGCTGATTTTGCAATATTATGTAAAGTACGGTTATTCGTGGTATTTTTATTTTATCATTTTAAGAGCATATTGTAAAGATTTAGAACGAAATAGAGTGATTTAGATGAAAAAGAAATGTTTTTTTCTATAAAATAGTGAGAGTTCATGTATATCATTGGCAGTTGCCAAGAGTCGGGATAGGTGGTATAATAGCAAAAACGAACTAATGTTCGGTTCTATTTCCCGCAAGCCGGGCATATACTATAATGTAGGTGGTAGTTGTAACAGGGAGGGTTGCTTATGGATTATAAGAAGGAAATTATTGAACTAATAGAAAATATACATAGCGAAAAATTTATGAAATTTTTATACAGCATGATTATTTCGTTCAAAAAACAATGGGGGTATTAAGAAAGCAGGGAATTAATCCCTGCCTTTTTTATGGAGAAATTCAATCATGTCGAAAACGCTTTTCTTATCAGATTCGCTTAATTCAATCAGCAACTTAACATGTTCAACGATGTTTGGATTCGACATCATCTTTGGAATAAAATCCGTGTCTGTTTCCAAATTCTCTTCCCATCCCATTAGATAAGCGGGCGTTGTGCTAAGTGCTTTCGCTAACTTATCTATGTATTCAGCAGGAACTTTATCAATATCACCCTTTTCATATCTAAATATAGTTGATCTTGAAACTCCCAATTTCTCAGCTAACTCATCAGCACTCATATTAAGTTGTTTTCTTCTTTTTTTCATTTGTTCACCAGTTTCCGACATTTTCCACACCTCCTTTCCTTGAAATTATAATACCACAAGTGATGCAAATATGCAACAAAAATAATTGCAAAAATGCGATTTTTAGTATTGACAAATGCGACTGCAAGAGGTAATATATAATCACAAAGTCGCAATAATGCTACTGGAAAGGAGGTAAAACTTGTGATTGTAAATATAGCAAGACTTAAAGGTAAAATTGTTGAGCATGGAAATACGCAAGAAGCTGTTGCAAGCGCAATTGGTATGGACAGAAGTACTTTTTACCGCAAGCTGAAAGACGGCGGCGAGAAGTTTACAATCGGTGAAATTCACGGAATTGTAAGCGCAGTTCCTTTAAGCAGGGACGAAGCAATAGACATTTTTTTTACACAGCAGTCGCAATAATGCTACTGAAAAGGAGAATAAATGGACGCATTACAATTTAATAAAGCCGTCAGTCAACACTGCAAAGAATCTGGTGGAGACTGTTGCAAATGTGACCTTCGGCTTTACTGTTATCTATCGCCAAGTGAGCGACCAGATGAGTTAGTGAGTCTGGTTATTGATTTTTTGCATAACCACATTGAAAACCATGATCATTATACCCATCACAGTGCGGCTTCATTTCCGTGTATTGATGATATGGACATGAGCACCGCAGTAGGTGGCGACCGCTATCAGAAACCTCATACTCTTCATAAACAGTCACGTGTTTGTGAATCTTGTGGCAATGATACAGTCGTGTAATTGTTTCAACCATATAATTCCCCTTTCGTTATACTCGGCATGTCGGTGCCTGTAAATGCATTATAGGTAGAGGGGAAAGGAAATACAATAGGTTGAATAAAAATCGTATTAAGAGATAAAAGCAAAGTAAGGAGGTAAAAAATATGAAACGCCATCCGATTATGGAATATGTGATTCCAGCAATTGTAGCAAGTGTGGCAACAGTTTTAATCCGTTTAGCGCTAGGGTGGTAAGAATCGAAACAATAAATCGGTTGAGATACACAATATCACCTCCCATCCACTGGGAGTATATCACAAGAAAGGAGACTTATGAACGAATTACAGATTTTTAATTCAGGAGAGTTCGGAGAAATTCGAACAATAGAAATTGACGGGAAACCGTATTTTGTTGGAGCTGACGTTGCGAAAGCACTTGGTTACAAGGACACGGTTAATGCACTTAAACAGCATTGCCGTGGGGTGGTAAAACACCACCTCACAGATTCTCTCGGCAGGAATCAGGAAGCAAGTTTCATAACAGAGGGAGATTTGTACCGCTTGATTATGAAATCGAAACTTCCATCAGCAGAGAAATTCGAAGCGTGGGTTATGGATGAAGTTCTTCCAACAATTCGAAAGACAGGTTCATACCGGAAACCACTGACGACAGTTGAACAGATACAGGTTATTGCGACAGGATTCTTAGATCACGAAGAACGGCTTAACAGACTTGAAAACACCATGACTATTGACTATGCACAGCAGGAAGCTATTAGGGACTTAGTGTCAAGTGTCGTAATTGCTCACCTTGGTGGGAAAGAATCAAATGCTTACAAGGAAATTGGCAAGAAAGTATTCGCTGAATGCAACAGGGATATAAAGACTTACTTCACAGTAAATGCCTGCAATAACATTCCTAAGCTGAGATTTGAAGAATCTATGGAATATGTCAGAAATTGGCATCCATGCACCAATACAGTAATGATGATACGTGACTGTAACGCTCAAATGAGTATCAGTTAGAAAAGAGGTTTATATGAGCGCAGTTGATAATTACGTAGAGCAGAATGCACAGATTCATCAGTTCGCCGCAGAGGTTGCGAGAATCATATCGGGCATTCCACAGATGCCAGAGTTCTCTTCAGAGAATATGACTGTAGCCGATGCGAGTCAGCTGATCGGGCTTCCCATTACAGCTATCAGGGCGGGAATTGTATATGGATGGTTGCCGATTGGCGTAGCTATTCAGAACAATAAGCCGGCTAAAAGCCTTTCCGGTAGCCGAATAACATACATCATATCTCCGAGAAAAGTCTACGAGGTAACAGGACATGTCTGGAAAGGCAAGGCGGCTCTTAATAAGTAGGTGCCCCGGAGGGAGATGACGCCTCCACCCCGGAGCTTTGCACCCACTAAAGTACCTTAGTGGATAGATACATTATAGTTCTCTATCTGCTAATTGTAAAGACAAATAAGAAAAAATAAGGAGAAATTAGCAAGATATGAGTGAAATTAGAAACGAAAATCAGCTAACATGGGCTGACATCGAAGTAGTACTTGCGACTGAAATTGTCGAAGAAAGCAAGAAAAAGTCAAAAAGATGGTTCACAGCATGGGTTGTGACGGCTGCCGCACTGGTGGCAAGCAACCTTGCGTGGATTGTGGGAGAAATGAAATGAAAGAGTATATGCTAATTGCTGTTTGTATGCTTGCCGGGAAATATGTGAATATACCTATCTGGTTGAATATTTTTTTCGGTATCTCGGCAGCATGGGCGGTACGCCAGATGAAAACAGACTGGCAGTAGGAAATAAGGAGAATAAGAAGATGTTCGAGAAAGAGATTGATGAAATTTATGAACTCTGCAAAAGAGTCGTGAACGAAGTTCCGACAGCAAGTGTCACCTTTGATTTTTCAGGCTACGGCTTGGAAGTAAGAGGAGTTAAAAGGAAAGAAGATGTTTGTCTTCCCAAAGACAAATTTAAATGGGATTTATACCAGAATGTATCTTTTATTCCATTTTTCGAGAAAGAAAGTCGTGAAAAGCTTAATAAAATCAAAGCTTTCTTACTGGAACTTCTGATAGATGGGAAGTGTCCGAATGAGTAAACAGATAGCGATTATGAAACTTCTTCCCAGTCTGGAGATAGCAGGATGTATTAATGAGCTGCTCAGAGAACTTCAATCCAGAGGGGATCACATTTTGGACTATGAGAACTGCGATATGTCTCTGGACCATGTGGAATATCACAAGGCTGAAGGCATCGATGGAGAGAAGTTCGGAGATGCTTCAGACAACCTGTACTGCTTTTTCAAGGCGGTGTGAACATGGATGAGAGGATTAATGAGGTTCTGAGATTGATTGATATACAGCTTGCCACAGTCCCGGATAACCCCATTGAAGAATCATACAAGGCAAGAATGCTAGCAAACTATGTACAGGCTTTAAATGGGCTTTTAACGGCTCAGAAATCGTATAAGGAGGAAACGAATGAGTGAATTTGAAATCCGTATTCCAGCAAGAAAGAAACAACTGGTAACCGGAAAAGACAATCAGGTTGTAAAGGTTTCATCAGACGCATACAACGCACTGGTCGAAATCTATAACGAATCAACCTTATCAATGAAAGATATTGCAAGCTTGCTGATTATTGAGGGAAGTAAACATGTGGTTTATGACAAGGAGGAATAGAAGTGAATATATATGAGAAGTTAGGGATTATTCAGTCAAAACTGAGAGCCCCTAAAGGGCAGTACAATTCCTTCGGGAAATACAAATACAGGAGCTGTGAGGATATTCTGGAGGCTGTAAAACCGCTTCTGGCAGAAACAAAGACTGTGTTAAGCGTCACAGATCGGATGGAAGTTGTTGGTGACAGAATATATGTCAGGGCAGAAGCTCATCTGAACGACTGTGAAGATGCCGGCGAGATTACAACCGTTGCTTATGCAAGGGAAGAAGAGTCTAAGAAAGGTATGGATTCTTCGCAGGTGACAGGTGCAGCTTCATCTTATGCCAGAAAATACGCTTTGAATGGGCTGTTCTGCATTGATGATAATAAAGACAGTGATTCTACTAATACAGGAGAGAAAGAAAAAACGTCCGGCAGGAAAGTGGAATCGGCAAAAGAAACCGAGATGATTAGTTCTGAGGCTACTATGTCAATCAAAAACATTATTGATAAGTACCCGGAAGCTAAACTTTTGGAACAGATTAAAGCTCGTTTTAAGGTAAACGATATTAAGTCTCTTACCAAGGAAAAAGGCCAGAAATGCCTGAAGATGTTAATTGACTATGATAAACAGCATGCAGAAAAGGAGCAGCAGCATGAATAAAGTAATTCTTACAGGAAGATTTACACGTGATCCAGAAATCAAGTACACCAATGATGGAACATCTATTGCAAGATTTTCTATTGCGGTAAACAGAAGATTTGTGAAAGAGGGTTCCGATCAGAAAGCAGATTTTTTGAATTGTATCGCTTTCGGAAAGTCGGCAGAATTTATCGAGAAATATTTTTCTAAAGGAACGAAAGCAGATTTATCCGGGAGAATTCAGACCGGTAGCTACATCAATCGTGATGGACAGAAGGTATACACGACAGACATTGTCGTGGAAGAAATTGAGTTTGGCGAAAGTAAAGGTTCTAATCAGAACCAGCAGAAGTCAAAGACACCGCGTCCAGGAACAGACCCGGATGGTTTTATGAATATTCCAGATGAAATTGACGAGGAGTTTCCGTTCGCATGATACAAATTGACAGTAGGGAACATCAGAAGGTTATTGATGGCATTAAGAAAGCATTTGATGTAGCAGGAGAAAAATGGTTCGTGTCAAAGCTTTACGTCGGAGATTACATGAATTATGACAACCCTCGACTGGTTGTTGACCGGAAACAAAATCTTTCTGAATTATGCGGTAATGTATGCCAACAACATGAAAGATTCCGTGCTGAGATTATCCGGGCAAACGAAGCAGGAATAAAACTTGTGTTCCTGTGTGAGCACGGAAAAGGGATTGAGAAACTGGATGATGTCCTCTGGTGGGAGAATCCCCGGGCAAAGAAAAAAGTTAAAAAGAATGGCGTCTGGGTAGAGCAGGAACAGAAAGTTATGCATGGAGATGTCCTATATAAGATTCTCTGCACGATGCAGCGCAAGTATGGTGTTGAATTTCTGTTTTGCGACAAGAAAGACACCGGCAAAAGAATTTTGGAGATTCTGTCAAATGGATAAAGAAACAATTAAACAGCAGAATAGCATGAGGGACGTTCTGAACAGATATGGCATGGTTCCAAACAGAGCAGGATTTATAAAGTGCCCTTTTCATAGTGGTGACCGTACTGCATCCATGAAAATCTACAAAGACAGCTATTATTGCTTTGGTTGTGGTGCAACAGGCGACATATTTACATTCGTTCAGAGCATGGATAATTGCGATTTTAAGACAGCTTTTACCATACTTGGAGGAACTTACCAGAAACCAGATTTTTCTTCCAGAATGGCAATATATCACCATCAGAAGCAGATGGAAATGAGGCAAAAGGAAGAATGGAAGAAAAAGGCCGAGTTGCAAGAATGCTTGTCTGATATAGATTTCTACCGGGCTATCCTTGACAGGGTGAAACCATTGTCTGACGGATGGTGTGAGGCGTGGAACAGGTTACAACTTGAACTATATCACCATGGATTCATAACAGGGCTGGAAGAAGGTGATTAAAAGTGGAAATGATAAACAAGCTCACGAAGGATTCTATTCTGGACGAAGAAGTGTTTGACAAGATATTCAGTCAGGAAGACGAGATATACAAGGCACGTCTTACGCTGACTCTTCTGGATAGAGCCAAGGAGCTTGGCGTAAAGAAAAAATTTGAGGATTTGCTTAAAGCCTACACGAAAGTACAGAAGCAGATGATTGAGAAAGAGAAAAGTAATAGGACGTTGTCTATGCTGGACCAGTGGACTAATTTCTCTGATTGTGAATATGATCGAATGAAATGCCTTAACTGGATAGCGGACGATGATGGAATCAGAATCTCAAATACTAATCCAGGATCGCCGGATATTATAGCCTGTTATCACCCTATACTTCCAATAGAGCGAATGAAGAATCTGGAGACCGGAGAAGAACAGATAAAGCTAATCTATAAGAGGAATAATAAATGGTCTGAGGTTATTGTGCCGAAAACCATGGTTGCATCATCTACTAAAATCGTTGGATTATCTGCGCTTGGGATTTCAGTGACATCTGAGAATGCGAAGTTTCTTGTACGGTATCTGTCAGACGTTGAGAATGCAAATGACGACTATATCAATATTCAGTATTCATCAAGCAAAATCGGGTGGATCAGGGACTATTTTCTTCCTTACGACAAGGACATTGTATTTGATGGAGATATGAGGTTCCGACAACTGTATGAAAGTATTAGTGTAGGTGGCAGCAGAACAGAATGGTATGAACACGTGAAGAAGGTTCGTGCTACTGGAAGAATAGAGCCCAAAATCATGTTAGCTGCAAGCTTCGCCAGTATTCTGATTAAGCTTGTTGGTGCCCTTCCATTTTTTGTGGACCTATGGGGAGAAACTGAGGGTGGCAAGACCGTAACACTTATGTTAGGGGCTTCTGTCTGGGCGAATCCAGGCGAATCACGATACATAGGAGACTTCAAGACAACAGATGTGGCTCTGGAAGCAAAGTCTGATATGCTCAACAATCTTCCATTAATTCTGGATGATACTTCCAAGGTGTCTGCCAAGATCAGGGATAACTTTGAAGGGATTGTATACGATTTGTGCTCAGGAAAAGGAAAAAGCCGTTCTAATAAAGAACTGGGCGTGAGCCGGGAGAACCGCTGGCAGAACTGCATTCTGACCAATGGTGAGCGTCCGCTTGCTGGATACGTCAGCCAAGGCGGAGCAATTAACCGAATTATTGAGGTCGAGTGTTCCGAAAAGATATTTGATGATGCACAGCTTACCGCAGATACCCTTAAAAAGAACTACGGATATGCAGGAATCGACTTTGTGAATGTAGTCAAGGAAATGTCCATTGATGATATAAAAGCCCTGCAAAAGCACTATCAGGGGCTTATACAGGACGATGACAAGATGCAGAAGCAGAGTATATCTATGAGTATCATTCTGGCAGCAGATAAGATTGCAACAGATCAGCTATTCCATGATGGTCAGTACATTGACATTGAAACTGCAAAGAGTCTCCTGACAGAGAAAGAAATGGTGTCTGAAAATGAACGCGCTTACTGGTTCGTGGTTGACAAGATTGCTATGAACGGAATTAAGTTCGATGATAACCCAGATATCAAAACAGAAAGATGGGGAATTATTGACAATGATCCGGTAGAGAAGACATCAACCGCAATAATTTATAGCGCAGCGTTTGATGATCTGTGCAAAATTGGAAGATTCTCCAGAAAGGCATTCTTGTCATGGGCTGTTAAGAAGGGGCTTGTGGAAACCGACAGCAGAGGTTATCCGACTAAAGCGAAGAAACTGGACGGAATTGTCACCAAATGTGTGTTCTTGAAAATTGTAGACGAAATTCCAAAAGGATTCGTGAATTGCAATGATAATTTTGAGATTACGGACGATATTGTGTTTGATTGATAAACAATTCGTCCAAAAAGGTAACCGGGTAACCTAGGTAACCTTTGATTCTGCATATATATATATGAGTATTTATATGTGCATATTGAGTATAAAAGTTTCCCTATATGAGAAAGTCAGGGTTACTCGGTTACTCGGTTACCTACCTGTAAAATCAATGGTTTACACGAATTAGTACGGTTACATCTCGGTTACTGTGGGTTACTTATATTATACACCTATTATATATAATATAAATAATTTTTAAAAATTAATAGAGCGTATACAGTGTACAGTATATTGTATACAAAAGGATGTGAGGAATTGAAAGTAGAAGCTAAGGATATTCCAATTATACAAAGGTTTATGACAGAATTCTGGAAAGCTATAAAGGAATTCTATCAGGTGGAGCTTACGGACGACTATTCTGAACAGGCGTGTAATCGCTTAGACGAACTTGGAGAGTTGGCGGGCATATGTCCTGATCAGAATGATAAACAGTTCATTCTGGACTGCATATTGGCTTTAAACAATGCTTTAAGTTCTAAGCAGAGAGGATTGAGAAAGAATGTACAACACGAAGAATAGATACGAACAGGGACAGGCTCTCAGAAAAGAAATATATATGTATATCGTCAGTTATATTAAACTGGTTGGATATGCACCGTCGATTACAGAGATTTCTGAAAGGGTGGATGCCGGGAGAGCTACGGTCTGGAAGCATATCAATAATCTAGTTGATGATGGTTTGCTCAAGACGAACCACCCCAGTACCGACAGAGCATATACTCCGGTTGGGTACGGAACAAGAAAGATAGGCAAGGAGATAAAATGAAACTTTATGACATTGTTGCAGCAGACGGTGAATTTATAGAGTCCTTGACGCAAAGAGAAATCATGAATAAATTCGGACTTACAAAATGCAGATTCCGTACATTCTTGGATAACAGTTATCTGATTGATGGTAAATATTGGATAGATGACTCCGCCGAAGATATGCAGGTGACTAGAAACGGATGTCGGAAGATGTTAAAACAGTTTGATGCTTTAACAAAAAACATAAGGAGGGTTGTTGGATGGGAAGCCTAAAAATCAAGCAGAAAAAGAAAGCATTCATTCCATATACAAATAAACAATCTCATATGTTCGCACAGTCTATCCAGAACTGCCAGAAAGAGTTAAAAGAGATGGAGTTAAAAGCCTTTGATGATGGGTTCGAGGATGGAAAGAACTGGTCTGACGTGCTGAATTTTGTGATTTTGTTCTATGTAATGCACGAATTACATGGATGGGGATGGAAACGTTACATGAAGTCCGTAAAAAGAATTAATAACTACATCAATGATATCAATTCTGGAAAAACATCATTGTCTGAAATGGTTGATGATTTGGAAAAGAAGCATCACATTCAGATTTGTGATGATTATAAGGAGCTGATTGAGAAATATGGAGCGTAAAGCTGCACCGATGATTTATATACAGAATAACGGACAGGTAGCATTTGGATAAATTAATCATGGAGGACTGCACAATAGCGTGTCAGTTACTTACATGGGGAAAGTGAGGATGACAATGAAATTATTTAAAACAGTAGATGAAAAATTAGCAGATATTGGATTTGCAAAAATTGAAGAAGATAAGTATGGGTGTGTATATAAAAGAAAAGATAAGAAATATAATTTTACACAAGAAGTTGTCATTAGACACAAAAAATCTGGCAGACATATTTTGCAGTCATATGATCCAGATTTAGGAGATGATAAAGGGATTGGAAATACTTGTGTTGGTCTTACAGGATATGAAATGAAACTGTTTATTAAAAAGATGAAGCAGTTAAAAATGTATGCGGGTAAGGAGGACACAAAATGTTAATCAGAAGTCAGAATAAAGAGATATTAGTTAATTTTAATGTATCAGCTGGTATCGAAATTGCAGAAGGGACTACAAAAACAGTTGTAACATCATATATCACTGGATGCAGTTATTTACTCGGAGAATATTCCACCAGAGAAAAAGCTATGAAAGTACTGGACATGATTCAGGATGCATATACAGATGCAAAATTAAATGAAATTCTTCTTCCTGATGTCTGCAAATCGGCTAGTGAATCTCAGAGGGGAAAAGATAATACATCAATTGCAAAAACTATTAGAAAAGATTTTATGAAAAAAATGATATTCCAGATGCCAGCGGATAGTGAGGTGGAAGCATGAGCCACATCAAAGACAGATTGTCCAGTTATCATGATTGGATGCAAGATATTGTAAATAGACACAAGTTGGTTACTGCCAGAGATTTTCTAGAAATGATAGAACAGCTTCAAGATGACTTAGAACTGGATGAAAATGAAAACGATTGGATTCCAGTCGAAAAGAAACTGCCAGAGCCGGGCAAGGATGTTGCTGTACTGCTTAAAGGCTTTATCCCGGCAATTGGTAGATATGAAGTAATAAGAGACGGCATTGGAGCCTTTGTAGTTCCAGGGCAAATTGAGACTCCTGTAGAATTCAGATTGCCTGTAACTGCATGGACACCGTTGCCAGAATCATATAAGGAGGACTAAATGGGATATTGTAAATTAGACTGCCTGCACGGTGAAACCGAGTGTTGTATCTACTGCGATAAGCAAGACGATTGTGAAAATCGGTGTGACATGATGGACAGCTATGAATACGTTGAGGACTGTGAGGATTATGTCGAGGAGGACGAAAATAATGAATGAATATTTTACATTAGTTTTAGGCATTGTAAATGCTGCATACATTGTTGTGAATATAATCAATCAGAAGTGGGATGTTCTGGTACTTAATGTTATAGTATGCGTGTTATGCATTGCTAATTTTATAGCAAATGATTGAAAAGTGGAGGAGTGCGAAGATTATGAGACTGATTGATTTATTGACAGTAATCGGCGAAGATGCCGAGAGTAATGAGAAAATTCAGATATGCCACCCGGGGAGAAGTTGGAATGATTACGATGAATTTAATGCCGGTTCAAAACTGTTGAAACCATTTTATGAGTTAGAGATTAAAGCTTTATCTGCGGTAAATACGGATGTGTTTAGAGTTGACTTGGATTTTGATGAGAAAGGATGATAGGAATGCGTTTAATTGATGCAGACAAAATAATTGATTCTCTTGGAGGTTCGGATATGGATTTTGCAATAGGTGCAGTTATTGACGAGCAGCCGACAGTTTTTGATGTGGACAAGGTTATTAGTGAGTTGAAAAGAGATAAATTCATTGAATCGGAATGTATCTTATCTGATGTACATCAAGGATACAATGCTGGGCTGAGCAGGGCAGTTGAAATCGTGAAAGGCGGTGGAGTAGATGGCAATTAAGCCTATTTTATTTAATACCGAGATGGTGCAGGCAATCCTGGACGGAAGAAAGAACTGTACTCGGCGAATGGTAAAGCCCCAACCAGATGAAAAGCATACATACCCGCTCGGTTTTGTTACCGACAGTACAGAAAAGAAAGAGGTAGGATGTTTTGGATTTGGCATTAATGAATACGGCGGTTCTATTAAATACGCAAATCCGCAGTATCAGCCGGGAGATATACTTTATGTCCGAGAAACATGGGAGCGTTTTGAATGTTGGAACTGTGATGGAGACGAAAGAGGAAATTGCCCCAAAGAGCCAAAGAAAAGCGTTTTGGATAAAACTTGTGGTTGCTACATGTATCGGGCAACAGATGAAATAAGTAGAGACGCGAAGTGGAAACCATCCATCCACATGCCGAAAGAAGCTGCTCGTATCTGGCTGAAGGTTACGAATGTGAGAGTGGAGCGGTTACAGGAAATTACGGAAGTGCAGACGGAAGAAGAGGGGTTTTTGTTTACACCACCATGCTTACATCAGACGGGCGAAAATTATTGTGATATAGATGGCCCGTGTGGAAACAAGATTAAATACTGCGATATGAGTGCAGGAGAGCTATTTGGAAAAGTGTTATGGGACAGCACCATTAAGAAATCAGATATTGACATCTACGGCTGGGATGCGAACCCGTGGGTCTGGGTGATCGAGTTTGAACGGTGTGAGAAACCGAAGGAGGTGTGATATGAGAGAAATTCTTTTTAAGGCAAAGAGAGTTAAAAATGGAGAATGGATAGAAGGGAGCCTCATAGATTTGGATATTGACAGCGGATATTGCTATATCGTTCAGCCGTATAAAAAAGCGAGTATATTGCCAATCATCTTTTTAATAACAGACAGAATGAAATTGGTTGATCCAGAAACCATCTGCCAGTTCACAGGACTTTTTGACAAGAACGGTAATAGAATCTGGGAGAACGATATATGTGATCGAAAAGAAAAATATCCAGAAGTTGTAAAAATGACAAATGGGGATTGGACATTGGATTACAGTTATGCAATCGGAAGAGATTATGGCAATAGTTATTGTAATTTGGGATTCTATGTCAATGAAAGAAAATGTGTTGAGGTGATTGGAAATATTTTCGACAATCCAGAATTATTGCAGGAGGAGTCAGATGAGTAAATCAGTATTAGTGATAGACACACCAACAAATTGTTATGATTGTCCATTTGGAACTGGATACTGTAGTGATCTTGAATATGAGGGTTTGTGTGAATTAGCTGACTGTTTAGATTATGATGTAATTCTGATGACAGAAGAACATTATGATTGTGAAAGCAAATCAAGACCTGATTGGTGTCCATTGAAGCCATTGCCGGAGAAAATGAAAGTAACTGGGCTTTATAACGGCGAGTATTTCAAAGCGGGAGGCAAACTACCGAGCTATAAGATCGGTTGGAACGATTGTATTGATGAGATTACAGGAGGAATGGATTAATGGCATGTGCAAAGAAATGTGATAGATGTGGAAAACTGTATGAGCAGTACAATTCTAAAAACGATAGAAAAAATCCTAATGGGATCATGGTATTAAATCTGGATAGTCAGAGAAGATATTTCGCACATAATGCTCTGGATTTATGTCCTGATTGTATGAAAGGATTTCAGGACTGGTTTGGAGAGGTAAAGTAGATGGAGAGATTAACTGAAAGAGTGTATGACGGGCTCATAATAATAAAGCAGGATAGTGGCGACGAAGGAAATTATAAAGCGGCTGATAAACTTGCCACCTATGAAGACTTAGAAGAATAGGGCTTGCTTGTGAAATTGCCAGCTAATAATAAAGAAATATATATTATCTCTTCTAGATGGACAGTCTGCTCAGAATGCGGTTCAAGATTTGATGAATACAGTTGTAGTGGCTGTGAATACGAATGTGATAGTAAGAAAGAATATTATGTGTATCCAACTTATCTTTCGTCTATAACTGTAAGCACTTATGTTGACCGATTTGGAAAAACAATATTTCTTACCCGCGAAGAAGCCGAGAAGAAGTTGGAGGAACTCAAAAATGAAATTTAAAGAATTCACAAATTGGTGTAATGAAAGAGCATGTGATGGATGCTGGGGAATGCTAGAAGCAATAGCGTGTATTAATTTAATAAATGAGATTATGAAAATCCAATTTTGGAAAAGAGAAAAATTCTGGAAAGAAAATTACGAGCAGCAGGTATTAGATGAGATTGTTAATCCGATAGAGAAGAAATTGGAGGAGATGATTAAATGAATCTTAGAAAAGCTACACTAACCGACTATGGAGTGCCGCCGGACGATATACCGGCGCTTCAAAGTCATTTCAGACATCTTGACGAGAATGACAAGTACAATCTTCTGCAAGTGTCAATCAAATATGCGCCAGGCATAGAAACGCAGATATACGACAGCATAGTGAACTGTATAGGATACCGAACAATGGAACGATTCCGGGATATGCCGGTATCTGAGAATGATTTCTATGGGTACAAACGCAGGACTATGGCAGAATATTATCATTTGGCAAAATTGACCGGAAGATTATAAAATTGATAAAAACTAAAAGTGGTATAGAGGTACATAAGCCCTAGTATGGTATTATAGTATATATAACTATAACTATGCTAGGGCATTTTATGTCTGGAGGTGAGAACGTGGGAAAACAGGTAGGAAGACCACCAATATATAAGACGGTGAACGAAATTGAAGAAAAAATTGACGCCTATTTCAAAGAATGCGAAGGCGAAATATTAAAAGATGATAATGGAAAAACTGTATTGAATAAATTTGGAAATCCGGTGGCTATTAATCGAAAGCCTCCAACAGTAACTGGCTTAGCTCTCGCATTAGGATTTACAAACAGATTGGATTTATTAAGATATCAAGGAAAAGAGGAATTTTGTAACACGATAACGCGTGCGAAAGCCAGAGTAGAACAGTACGCAGAGGAAAGGCTATTTGATCGTGATGGTTCAAATGGCGCACAGTTTAGTTTAAGAAACAACTTTAAAGGATGGGATGCTGACAAGAAAAATGATAATTCTGGAGATGGAAAGATTACCATTGTAAATAATATTCCAAGGCCGGAGAAACAGAATGAATGAGAATCCGATTAATCTGAATGAAATTATAGCTCCTGCCTTTTATAATGTGTTCTGGGACATTTTGGACGGAAAACACACCTATTATGATTTGTATGGTGGGCGTGGATCTACTAAATCATCTTTTGTAGGTGTCATGATTCCTTTCCTGATGATGCAGGACGCAGAGAACAGCATAATGTCAAATGCTGTTATTTTCCGTAAAGTTGGAAACACACTTCGAGAATCCGTTTATGAACAGATAGCATGGGGAATTGATGCACTTGGCGTCAATGATTTGTGGGACACCAGCGTAAGCCCTATGCAATACACTTATAAGCCTACTGGACAGAAAATCATATTCAGAGGACTGGACAAGGCAAAAAAGACTAAATCTATTAAAGCAAGCAAGGGATATTTCAAGTATCTCTGGTTCGAGGAACTTGACGAATTTTCG